TAACTATGTATTATATTCTGATGGTACAAACATTGTAAAATTATCTGAACAAAGAAACTGGAGAGCGATTACAGCAGCAGAAACAGTTCAAGCTGGTGCTCAACTTTTAGTAAACACGAATGGTGGAGCTGTAACGGTTACGCTACCAGCATCGCCAAGCACGGGAGATGAAGTATCATTCATAGACCAAGGATATGATTTTAACACAAACGCTCTAACTGTAGGCAGAAACAGTTCTAACATAGCTAATGCAGCAGCCGATCTTGTTGTTAACACACAAGGCGCTGGTTTTAGTTTAGTTTATTCTGGAGACGCTACAACAGGTTGGACTTATAGGGAGAAATAAGATATGGCAGCTAGAGGAAATTGGACAATAATATTTGATGACAAAAAAATAATCAAAAATTATGCAGAAGGTGCTAGTGAAGGCGTTGGATACGACATTGATGATGATGCTTTTTGGGCAGATAGCAAATGGTCAAACATTTGGGCTGTACAATATGGAACTTCAGTTACTTCTGATGAAGTAGAACATAGAGATACCACACCTCACTGTAGCTGGGAAGACGCAAATTTAGGAGACATAAGTCAATTTAGCAGTAGATGGGATTCAGCACACTTAGCTCAATTACAAAGTGATTGGGATGAAGATACTTTGGAAGTTGAAGACCCTGAAGGTTCAGAGACATATAGAGATGAAACTTCTGACGAGAAAACTGCTAGATTAGGTGCAAGGCCTACGTCTTATTCTTCTTAGGAGGATAAATGGCAAACTACGAAGCAACTAGATACGATTATGATGGTGCTAATCTTACAGGCATCGAAGGTATTCCAACTGCTACAATCATACCTTGGTCTGACACTTCTATACCATCCGGATATTTAGAATGTAATGGGTCTGCAGTTTCAAGATCTACTTACGCTGCATTGTTTGCAATCGTAGGTACAACTTACGGCTCTGGAAATGGTTCAACAACTTTTAACGTACCTGATTTTCAAGATAACGTTCCTGTAGGAAAATCTGGAACTAAAGCGGTAGGATCTTCAGGTGGAGCAAATACTGTGTCTAAAACTGGAAACGTTGGCGGCTCAACTGCTAATGCTAGTTTATCAACAGCACAACTTGCTAGTCACTCTCATAGTTCAGCATCTTTCCCTAATGGAAATATGGTTCAGACAGCTAGTATTTATACTCCTTTTGCAGCTACCTCAGGTAGCACTGGAAGTGGTCAAGGACATTCTCATAACATGAGTGCTAACTTTACAGGTGATGCAACTTCTGTTATTCAACCTTATTTAACAATAACTTATATAATAAAAACTTAATATGGCAAACTACGAAGCAACTAAATATAATTTTGACGGAGCTAACCTTACAGACATTGAAGGTATTCCAACAGCAACTATTATTCCATGGTCAGATTCTTCTGCTCCATCTGGTTTTTTAGAATGTAATGGCGCTGCAGTTTCAAGATCTACTTACGCTGCATTATTTGCAGTTATAGGTACAACTTACGGAGCGGGTAATGGTTCTACAACTTTTGCAGTACCTGACCTACAAGATAATGTAGCCGTTAGTAAATCAGGTACAAAAAATTTAGCTTCAACTGGTGGAGCAAACACTGTAGCAGCTACTGGAAATATCGCTGGCTCAACCGCTAATGCTAGTTTAACTACAGCACAACTTGCATCTCACTCACATAGTGGTAGTTGTAATTTTACCCCCTGCCAAGAAGGGACTCAAGCAAGAGGAGTTTCAAATAACACAGGTAATTCTGGCAGTGGTTCAGCGCATTCTCATAATATGAGTGCTAACTTTACAGGTGATGCGACTTCTGTTGTACAACCTTATTTAACAGTTTTATATATAATTAAAACATAGGAAAAACATGGCAAACTATGAAGCAACAAAATATGATTTTACTGGAGGAAACCTTACAGGTATTGAAGGTATTCCAACAGCAACTATTATACCATGGTCTGATTCTTCTGTACCATCTGGTTTCTTAGAATGTAATGGAGCGGCAGTTTCAAGGTCTACTTATTCTGCATTATTTGCAATTGTAGGAACAACTTACGGAGCTGGAAATGGCTCAACAACTTTTAATGTGCCTAATTTACAAGATAACGTAACTGTTGGAAAATCTGGAACTAAAGCTGTGGCATCAACTGGTGGAGCAAACACGGTGACAAGCACTGGAAATGTTGGTGGCTCAACCGCTAACGCAAGTTTATCAACAGCACAACTTGCATCTCACTCACATAGCTCAGCTACTACTCCAAGTGGTCCAAGTCCACATAATAGACGAGCTACCTACAACCCATATAGACAAGGAAGTCCCTATAAGCCTAACACGGGGAATGCTGGAAGTGGTCAAGGACATTCTCATAACATGAGTGCTAACTTTACAGGTGATGCAACTTCTGTTATCCAACCTTATCTAACAATCGTTTATATAATTAAAACTTAATTTTTAATAAAAATCTGTATAGTTTTTCTAGGAATCAACGGATTTAATACATGACTCACTTTATGTTCTAAAGGTGCTTTTACTATAACTAAAGAGTTACCAACTATAGGTATAAATCCATTTGAGTTTTCACTTCTAAAAAGAAATTCACCTCCAAAAAAAGGATTCCATCTACGATTTATATAATAAGTAATTCCATATTTATAATCGCCATCATCATGCCAATTTATACCACATCCATCATTCATTGAATGAATCATAGGGTTAAAATTTTTAACTTTAATTCTATGAAAAAAGTTATTTTCTAAAAGTATTTTAATTTTTTTTAAAGGCCAATAATTTGTTTTTAAATCTGCTCTTTCTACAAAATTTTTATGTCCGTGTTTTAAGTCTTTTTCCCAATCTTCTTTAGTAGATTTTAAAAAAACTAATTTACTTTTAAAAACATCACTGTGAATTTTTTTATAAGTAGAATGATCTAAAAAATTTTGGATGTAGTATAATTTATTTGGTATTTGATATACTAATTTCATGTATGTAAAAAACAATTGATTGCATATCTAGTTCCTTTTTTAATAGGTTCAGTTCCATGAATCCAAATAGGTTCTGCTGGAAATATCATAGCATCTCCTGTTTTAAAAGAATGTTTTACTCGCCCATCAAAAAATCTAAACTCACCTCCTTCATAATCTTCGTTTAAATTTAAAGTACAAGAAGCTCTAAAATCACCTGCTACATCACTATGGTCTTTTATAAATTGACCTTTTTCGTATTTTAAAAGTCGTATGTTACTGGACCTACATATATGTAAACTATTAAAAGTAGGGCAGATATTTTTTTGAATATGTAAAACATAATTAGTTATCATTATGCTTATAAATGTTTTAGCTAATCTTAAAGGTTCTATAAAATTTTTATTTTGTAAGGATAATTCTGTTATATTGATGCATCTAAAATTATCACTTTCTATTTTATTAGTTTTATATTTATAGCTAGTTTCTACAAAAGAATATTTAGCATTATCTTCATAAAAATTTATAAAATATTTACACATATTTTCTGGAACCAGTTTATTAATATGAAATTTTAAATCAGTTATCTTGGAATCAAAATTATCCATGAAAATAAATTGTTATAAAATGTCTTATCTGTGTTTCATTTAAATCAGGTAAAGTAGGAAATCTTTTACGTAAGTTTGAATACGTTATATAATTATTCCACAACATAGGTTCAATTTTCCAAAACCATAGTTTTTTATGTTTAATATTTTTTGCAACTTTTTCAACTGTATCTAAAACAAAATCTTCTGTTCCTTCTTCATAATGATCAAGTAGTAATGTATCACATTCACCAACATATTTTTCAGCGTCTTCATTTATTATTTTTATTTCTTTCATTAACATGGGATTATGTTTATTATGATATTCAATAAGTTCTTTACAATTTTCAATACATGAAATTTTTTTAACTTTATTATTTGAAAGTAACCAATTTTCGCGTAAAGCAAACCCTAACCCTGTACAAATAACATTTCCTTCTGCTAACACATAGTGTGAATATATTTCCATAACTGAATAAAGATAATTTAAATCATGTTTTGACCAACAAACTTTATCTATTTTTAATTCAAATGTATTTTCATTATTTAGTGTTATCTCTAAATTATTAATTTTATCTTCTACGATATGTGGAGATTTAA